GCGGGCGTGGCCGGCGAGCGGGCCGACAACTCGCTTGGCCTGGCCAGCGCAATCAATGTGCTCACGCGCCGGCGCGGGGTGTTCCTGTTTAACATTGCCGCCGCCGTCCAGGGAGACGTCGGCAAGGCGGTCTTTGTAAAAGACGATGAGACCGTCGACCTGGTCGGAAACGTCACAAACGGAATCTACGTCGGCGTTATCGCGCGCGTCGAATCTGCAACCAAGGTCTGGGTCGATATCTACCCCGGCCTCATCCAGAGTGACGTCGCAACCCACATCGCCGACGGGTCCGCCGCGCACGCGGCATCCGCCATATCGCTGCTCGATTCCGGCAACTTTACCACCTCCGAACAGGTCGAAGCGGCTCTTGCCGAGATCTACCAACACCTTAAATCCATACAGGGTTTCGTCCCGATCCCGCTCACCAGCTTCCGCGAACTGGCGGCGGGGGTCATCCCTAATGCGGCCGGAAACGGAGGCCTGCTTGCATCGGATTCCACCCCGATCCTTACCTGCATTGCCGACGGCGACGCGATGCGGATCGCATGGGCCGCCGGCAATGCCGACCAGATCGCGGCCCAGGTAATACTGCCGCCCGATATCGACCTTACCGCAAACCTAGTCGTCCACATGCTCTGCAGCAAGGACGCCAATAACAACAATACCGTCCACCTGGACGGCGAAGCCTATTTCGGCGAAAGCGATACGGACTGTTTCCCTGCCGCCGCCGCCGCAAACCTGCTCGTAGCGGCCAAGGGCGAATACACGGCAACCATTCTGGCTGCCGATCTTCCGGCGAACCAGACCAACGCCAACATGACCCTTGTGCTCATGCCTGAAGCTCATGCCGGGGATGCTGTTTATCTGCACGGTGTCTGGCTCGAATACAAGAAGAAAATACTTACCAGCTAACCGACACCCTCGCCCGGCCTCTCCCATCGAGGGAGAGGAGAATGACTCCCCTCCCCTGGCGGGAGGGGCTGGGGGAGGGGGCGCTAAACCTAAAAGGAGCAATCAGTCATGATCATAAATCAGGCAAACCTTACCGGGATCTACAAAAGTTTTTCAACCGTTTTCAACCAGGCGTTCGATGCAGCCGCCTCCCAGTGGCCGCTGCTCGCGATGCAGGTCCCAAGCCAGGGCCGCTCGGTCGACTACAAGTGGCTCGGAGACTTTCCGATGCTGCGGGAGTGGCTGGGCGAACGCCAGATCAAGGACCTTTCGGCCTTCAAATACGAGATCGCCAACAAGGACTACGAAGCCACGGTCGAAGTCGACCGAAACGACATCGAAGACGATCAGATCGGTGTCTATACGCCGATGATCCAGGGACTCGGATCGGCTGCGGCGCAACACCCCGACATCCTTGTTTTCGCCCTGCTCAAGGCCGGTTTTGCCACACTTTGTTTTGACGGCCAGTATTTCTTCGACACCGATCATCCGGTGGGTGAGACATCCGTTTCGAACTCAGGCGGCGGGGCCGGTACGCCTTGGTACCTGCTCGACCTTTCTCGGCCCATCAAGCCTATTGTGCTCCAGATCAGAAAGCGTCCGGAATTCGTGTCGATGGACCGCCCGGACGATGAAAACGTCTTCATGCGCCGTAAATTCCGCTACGGCGTGGATGACCGCAAAAACGTCGGCTATGGCCTCTGGCAGCTTGCCTACGGCAGCAGGGACACCCTCAACGCCACCAACTACTCAGCCGCACGAGCCGCCATGCAGTCGTTTAAAAACGAGTCCGGCGTACCGCTTGGCATCAAGGCGACCCACCTGGTGGTTCCGCCGACCCTCGAGAGTGCCGGGCGCATCCTGCTCAAAAACCAAAACGACGCCGCGGGCGCGACCAACCCCTGGATGGGGACCGCCGAGCTTGTTGTAGTGCCCTGGCTGGCGTAACGGATCTCGGATAGCGGCTAACAGACAAAGTCCCCCTCCCTTCGATGGGAGGGGTTAGGGGAGGGTGAAAATGCCAATCAAAATCAGATCGAAACAGGCCGGATTCAGGCGCTGCGGCGTAGCTCACCCGGCCGAGTGGGTTGAACATCCGGACGGCAGATTTTCGCCCGAGGAAGTGGACCGGCTAAGGGCCGAACCTATGCTGCAGGTGCAGGTGATTGAGCAGCCGACCACTGATTCTTCGGACGCTTTGGCCGACCCGTCTTCGGGGGCCGATACAATCGAACTGGCCCCCGAAGAGGACGAAATGCCGGCAGGCGGAAAACGAAAGAAAAATAAGTAGCCTAGATCACTTTCTTTTGCAGAGGGGGTCATGCCCCCTCTTCTAAGGAAAGTGGGAATTTTGGTCCGAAAGTACCCCTGGAAGTGGCGCGATCGCGCGCGGATCCGAGCAGGTTCTTGGGGTCAAAGTGGGAAAAAGGTGACAGATGGCATACAGCACCAAGCCCGACATTTTGAACCAGATCGATGAGGCAAAGCTCATCCAGTTGACCGATGATGAGCGCATGGGGGCCGTTAATGACAGCCGCGTCGCACGCGCCATAGCCGATGCCGACGAGGAAATCGACGGCTACGTCGGCAGCCGCCACCCGGTGCCCCTTGCCCCCGTGCCGGCAATCATCCGCAAGTTTTCGGTCGACATTGCGATCTACAATCTTTACCGGCGTCGCGACCAGGTCCCCGAGACTCGCGGCAAAGCCTACGAAAATGCGATCTCATTTCTTAAGCAGGTCGCCCTGGGCAAGATATCCCTTGGAGCATCGGACCCCGAAGGCAATCCTCCGGCATCCGACGCCCCTGAGCTTGCCTCTGACAATCCGGTCCGGACGTTTACCCGCGACTCCATGTCCGGCTTTTGAAAGGTTTTTATGGCAGGCGCGCTCATCTCGGCAAAAATCGAAGACTCAGGAATCAAGGAGACCCTCTCCGCGATCCTCGCGCGCGCATCCGATATGCGGCCCGTCTGGATGCTGGTAGGGCAGATCATCCTTGAATCCTCCCTTCGAAATTTCGAGGAGCGCCGATCCCCGGACGGTACGGCCTGGCAGGAGGTATCGGAGCGCTACGCCAGGTGGAAGTCCAAAAAAGGACACGACCCGGGTAACATTTTGGTCCTCAATAACCGCCTGATGAGGTCCATCAACGTCAGGCCCGAAACCGATCACGTAGTCATCGGCACCAATGTGGTCTACGCGGCGATACATCAGTTCGGAGGCGCGATCAGCTCGGGCGGCCGGACACAGGTATCGGCTCACCGCGAGGGTGGGGGCTTTATGAGCCGCAAGCAGGCATCGCGGAAAAAGAGCGGCTCGATCCGCATCAGCATCTCGGACGTTGGGCCCCACACCGCGACTATGCCGGCACGAAAGTATCTTGGCGTTCGCGCCGAGGACTGGCCCAGAATTCATACCGCGCTCGCCAATTACCTGGTGCGCGGAACTGCTTGAGGAGTGGGCTTGTACACGTCAACCGAAATCGAAGACGCAATACTTTACACGCTTGGCCAGGACTCCGTTCTCGCCGGATACGTCAGGCTTTTTACCGCGATTCCGTCTTTGGATATCGATGTCCTCCAGCAGGAGATCCTCGTGTTTCCGGCAATCGGCGTGGTTTCGCCTTCAGGCGAGTATAAGTACCTCTCTGGCGGAAGATCGGCAACGCAGGTGGAGACAGGCCTTTTCGACGTCCTCTGCTTTAACAAAAACCTGCGCTCGCGCACCGCTCCGGTCCACGGGGTAGCCGGCGAAAAAGGCCTCTGGGAGATGATCGAGGACTGCCGCCTGGTATTGCTTTCGCACCTCTATCAAACAGGGACCACCGAAATGAGTGTGGCAAGCTGCCTGCCTCGGCGCAGACAGCTCATATACGCGGACAAATCGTTTGCCATCGCGTCACTGCAAACGGAAGTCAAATGGGGCGACTAAGAATCCACGGAGGAAAATTTATGCCCAAGGAAGGTTTGCAAAAAGAGGTCCTGCCTGTCGAGCAGCGCGTCTCTAAAGTGATCGATGCCTGGTGGACCGACAACATCCACGGCAGCGACGTCGCCAGGTCAACCGAAGCCTACAACCACCTGCACAGGAGCTTGGCTGATCTCAAATCCAGGCTCGTGTCCGAATTCCAGGAGGTATAGTCATGCAAAATATGTTTGGCGCCGGAAGCCTCTGGGCCATCCGTACCGATGCGGCCGGGGTCATGACCCCGGTGAAGTTCGGAGTGCTGCAGGAGACTTCGTTCGAATTTTCAAAAACCATCAAGGAACTTCACGGCTCGTACAAGATGCCGATTGCTATCGGCGAAGGGGCCATGAAGGCGTCCGGAAAGGCCAAGTCGGCCCGCATCTTCACGCAGCTCTACGCGGATATTTTCTTCGGGGTCACTCCTGCCACCGGGTCTATCCTGGTAGCCGAAGATGAAGCGGGGTCGATCCCCCTGACTCCATTTGCCATCACAGTCGCAAACGGAGCAACCTGGACCGATGACCTGGGCGTCTTCTCCGCCGCTACCGGCCTGCCTTACGTTAAAGTAGCGTCCGGCGACACGCCTTTGACCGGTCAATATAAGTGCGCGGCGAGCGGAGGTGTCTACACATTCGCCGCTGCCGATACCGGCCTGGCTGTACTCATAAATTACGCCTACACGGGGGTTGCCGGTAGAAAGATCACCCTCTCGAACCAGCTCCTCGGCCAGAGCACAACTTTTCAGGCCTGGTTCAAGGGCCTCTATAACGGCAAGCAAACCGTGCTGAAGATCTTTAACTGTGTCTCCAGCAAGCTTTCTCTCCCGACGAAGATGGAAGATTTTACCATCCAGGAATTCGATTTTTCCATGTTCGTTGACGGCAGCAACGCCCTCGGCGTCCTCTCCACAGCGGAGTAAACGATGAGCGAAACAATCAAGATCACCCTGGCGGGCAAGGAATTCGACTGCCCGCCATTAAGGTACGGCGGGATCCGCAAGGGCGCGTTTCGGTCCATCCGTAGGCTCGGCGAAATCCATAAAACGGCCTCTCCGGAGGCCCTGCTGGACCCAATGAGCGACGTATTCGAGGACCTTTGCCAGCACGTCGTCACCGTGTTCCAGGCGGCTCTTTCCGTAATCTATCCCGAAATAACAGCCTCCTGGATGGATGACAACCTGACCCTGGACGACATCTTGCGCATGGTTACGGCCTTCCCGGACCTCATGCGGATCAGCGGGTTTGTAGACTCGGGGGAAGTGACATCGGGGAGCAAGACAGTGCCGGAGGGGATTCTGACCCAGAATGGGGATGGATCACCTCAAGAATAGCAACGACAACGGGCTGGACGATCCCCCAGATAGACGACCTGCTGCTCCCCGAGGTCTGGAATCTGTTTGATTACTGGGA